TAAAACTTGATTGCATTGTTGAAAGTGATTTGGATGTTAAAGAATATGTGCAATATGAAGTAAGAGACTTAATTAAAGAAGCTTTAAATGAGCAATTACGGTTATACATTGTTATTATTAGTGCGGGTTTGAATAACTAAAAACTTATATGAAATGACAGGATGGATAAAAGCAACAGAAGAGTTGCCAATTATAAAAGAAATGAATAGCCGAGCAGAATTACCACTTTATGTAATGTTAGATAATGGAGTAATGACAATAGCCGACTTTACAAAGAGTAAATTTAAAAATGGCAATGAATGGGTTGGAGATTACGTTCCTATATGGATATGCCGAGAAAGAGGTATTGACATCAGCGGAATGGAGGTTAATGTAAAATACTGGCAACGGCTACCTAAACCAATGTAGCATTAATTATAATGGACAAGAATAAAAAACGTAACGATATGAGAGAAGAAATACTAAAAGTGGTAATGAACCACATGGAGAAAGCAGAAACAGCGTTTAAAATAACTGATGAGTTATGTGTTTTACTTGGTGTTAGCAAATGTAATCCTTTACCACCGCAACCACCAAAAGATAGAGAAATTCACATAAGTGGAAAAAGTAGACATAAAAGATATTGATTTATGTTTGCTAACGGTTTGAATAAGGGGCGTTTTAAATGCCCTTTATTTGTTGTTATATGCTTTTATTTTTGAGCGTTGGAAAAATATTTTTAAAATTTCTTTGTATTTTATTTGTATGTTAAAAGTATTGTAGTATCTTTACATTTATTTGTATGTTAAAAGTATTGTAGTATCTTTACACCGTAAACAAAAACAAATATATATGATAGTAGTAAAATCAAAATTAACAGACGCAAGAGAAGAGACTAAAATAATTATGTCTAAATTGATGGACTGCATCAAGGATAAGTCAATCTCTATTGAAAAGAGAAGACAGTATCAAATAGACTACAACATATTATCTATAGCTCTATTAAAATCATACTAATATGTCTTATAATGGGAGTATTTATAGTGGTGGTGATGTATTAATTTTACTAATAGTAGTAGTGTTGTTATTAGTGTTAGTGTGGAGTTAATTAAATAATTTGTCCAGTTTTTAACACGTTTAACTGGACATAAATAATAAAAGTTATGACAAAAATAGGTAGAGATAAAACAACTGGCTGGGTATTTGACGACCTTTTTGAAGAGGGTTATAGATTTGATAATTCAATTTATAAATGTTGGGTGATTATAAGTAGGTCAATAGCTAACAACCAACAAGAAGCATTTAATTATTTAATTGATAATGTATATGATTTAGATCTGATGTATTATAACAAAATACCATACCAAATAAGAATAGACCAAGACCTTTTGGATAAGGTAAAGAAGTCTGCGAAAGATAATGAAAGAAGTGTAAACGCTCAGATACGCTACTTGATTAAGTGTGCGTTGGATAAAAAATAATTGCAGATAACACAAATGTAAATTTTCGTTTTAATGAAATTTACAAACTGTTAGACAACTTTTTAATTTTAAATGAACAAACAGAACTAAAAGAAAAGACTAAAGAACTAATAAAGAAAGAATAATACAAACTAAAACAATAGACAAATGTTCGACAAAGATTTTTACCCTACCCCCAAGGAAGTAATAAAAGAAATGCTACGGGGTTTATCAGTAGCACAGAAAACAGTTTATGATCCATCTTCAGGAAAAGGAGATATATTGAAATATTGTAAAAGGCGTGGAGCTAAAACAATAGGATCAGAATTAAATGAGGATCTTCATAAATTCTCTAGTGAGTATGCAAAAATGATTGGATATGATTTTATGGAGATAACTAAAATTGATATAAGCCATATTGATATTATAATAATGAATCCACCATTTAGCCGAGATATTGAGCATATTCTTCACGCTTGGGAAATAGCACCTAGTGGATGTGAGATAAGAGCCTTGTGCAACCAAAGTACTTTACACACAGGAACGCAAAAAGTCAATAGGCTGTCTTCTATCGTAGCAGATAATGGAAGCCACACAGAGCTTGGTTCATGTTTTACAGATGCAGAAAGAACAACCTCAGTTGAAGTTGCATTGATAACTCTAAAGAAACCTGAAGTTGAGCATGAAGATTTTTCAGAGTACTTCAGTATGGATGAAGTAGAAGAACATCAAGAATATGGAATAATGCCCCACGATGTAGTTACTGAAATAGTAGGTCGATATGTAGGATCTCTAAGAATGTTTAAAGGAGTTGAAGAAATGTCAGAGAAAATAAATAACATGATGAACCCAATAAATATGTTTAGTATAAACTTTGGATGCACTAAGCTTGATAAACATAGATCAGTTCAACATCTAGGATTTAATGACTTCAAAATAGAACTTCAAAAAAGTGCCTGGAAAACAGTATTCTCAAAGATGAATATGGATAAGTACATGACTGAAACTCTTAAAGAAAGAATTAATAAATTTATAGAGCAACATTCGGAGAAACCTTTTTCAGTATCTAACATTTACAGTATGCTTAGATTTATTCAAAGTGGAACTGCAGGAAGAATGGAGGAAGTTTTGATTGAAGTATTTGATACACTAACAAAACATTATGATGAGAATAGACACCATGTAGAAGGATGGAAAACCAATAGCCACTACATGATTAATGAAAAAATGATAATTCCATATATGACTTGTCATAGATATTCTGGTGGAATGGATATTCATTACAATGGAAATGGAAATAAAATTGATGATTTAACAAAAGCTCTTTGCTATATTACAGGACAAAACTATGACGATTTTGAACCATTAGAAGTATGGGTGTCAAGAACAAGAATTACGGATCCTGAATATTATAGAAATAATGAGGATCTAATAAGAACAGCCAAAAAGAGATACAGGAACTATCTAAATGATTATAGGACTACTGATGAAATGAAAGCTAAATGGACTGAGGAATCATATGTTGAAAATGCTATTAACTTTGCCATTGAAAGAAAAGAATCAACATACAGGAGAGAGTTTGGAAAGTGGTATGATTGGGGATTTTTTGAAGTAAAAGGATTCAAGAAAGGAACAATGCACTTTAAATTTAAAGACCTAAAGGTTTGGGAGCTATTCAATAGAAAAGTTGCTGAAGCAAAAGGGTATGAACTCCCTGAAAATTTATAAAATGGAATATAAAAAAAAACCACTAACTTTGATGTATGGGAAAGCTTACTGATAAACAAGAAATTATGAAAATTAAGAACAGAAAAATAACAGATTTAATTCGGGCAGAATACAACCCAAGAGAGTTAACAAAGGACCAGCACAACCAATTAACAGATTCGTTGAAAAGGTTTGGTTTAGTTGATCCAATCATTGTAAACGTACATAAGGACCGAAAGAACATTTTAGTTGGTGGACATCAACGAATGAAGGTTTGGGAAGAACTAGGAAATGAAACAATTCCAACGGTTGAAGTAAATCTAACTTTAGACAAGGAAAAGGAACTAAATGTTAGATTGAATAAAAATACTGGTAAATTCAATTTAGACCTTTTGCTGGAACATTTCGATACTTCAGAACTTATTGAATGGGGGTTTGATGAATATGAATTTCCTTCTTCTGAAGAAGAACTTGATTATTCAATTCTTGATGGTGAAGATGTAACAGAAGATATTTCAACAATGGAAGATGGTGTGAAGAAGTCTATAATGATAGATTTTCCACTTGAAAAATACGAAGAAGCTTATGAAATTGTGAAATTTTGGAGAGAAAGAGAAGCTAATGTTGGCGCAATGTTAATAGAAAAGTTAAAACATGAAAAAGATAGAATTAAAACAAGTTGATCACAATGTAAAAATTGGTGATGTTTGCGGAGTTATACCACCAAACGTAACAGAAGATTCACTTTTTATTTTAAATGGTGAAATTATAGGTTTTTATTTGCGTGATATTTCAGAACATTCAGAAAAGCTTTCTAAGTTCATAAACATAGCAAATAAAGAATTAAGAAGTGAAAATGTACCTAAATCTGTTATGGGTAGATCATCAGGACAAAGAAACAAAGAAAAAGCAGTTCAACAATATTCAACAATAATTGGATCAATACCGCCTAGACCACATAACCGCAGACCATTTCCAAGCATTTCGTCTGTTCATGGTGTTTCAACTGCTAAAACATTTATTAAATCAATGCTATTAGCGTGTAGAGAGTCTGAAGAACTTATAAAAAAATACGCACCTGAAGTATATGAAAAACAATTAAAACTAATTAAAGAAAACGTACCTGAAAAATATAGATTCAGTAAACTGTTTACAAGTTCCATTTCTAATTATAACATTTCAGCACCTTTTCATAGGGATAATGGCAATATTCCTGGATGCGTGAACGTCATTATAGCAAAAAAGAAAAATGCAACTGGTGGTAATACAACAGTTCCTGATTATGGCGCAACAGTTGATAGTTGTGATAATTCAATGTTAGTTTATCCAGCTTGGAAAAATGTGCATGGTGTTACACCGATTGTTCCAACAAAAAAAGATGGTTACAGAAATAGTTTAGTATTCTATCCATTAAAAGCATTTAAAAAATATATTTAATTATATTTGTTTAATTGATAAATTAGTTCGTTATTTGGTTAACTAAAAACAAAGACATGGAAATCAAGACTTACAACGGACAAAACGCAACATTTTACATACAAGCAAAAGGATTACATTCAGGTAGGCCATTAAAGAAAGCAATACCAAATTCATTTGCGGTAACAACAGATATTAAAAACGCTTATGAAATCGTTTATTCACTATGGAAAGCAAAAACTTTTAATCCATTTATCGGTGGTTCGGTTGTACCTTTTATTAGGATTGCAGACGTTAAGAAAATTGTACTATCAGCAATTGATAAATGTGACAACTACAATGAAAAAAATCTTGATGCACTTTGCAAAATAGATTCACATATTAACAACCTTAATAAGCAAATAGAGTTATTAAAGGAAATGCAAATATCACTTGCATTAAAAACAAATAGCGATGCCAAAAACAAACAAAACCGAACAAAGTAAAAAGAAGGTGCTTGATGCACTTGAAAAGTCTTTAGGTATAGTAACAACCGCTTGTAAAATTGCTGAAGTATCAAGAACACAATTTTATCAGTGGCTAAAGGATGATGAAGATTTTGCTGGTAAGGTCCAAGAGGTGGAAAATGTAACACTTGATTTTGTAGAAAGCCAACTTCATAAACAAATTAAAGAAGGCCAAACAAGCGCAACAATATTCTATTTAAAGACTAAAGGAAAGAAACGCGGATTCATTGAACGCCAAGAAATAGATCACACAACACAAGGCGATAAAATAAATATTATTTCTTTAGGTCCTGGAACAGATGATGAAGCTTCTGAATAAACAAAGCAATGCGGTAAAATACCTAAAGGACAAAACAACAACAGAAGTTTTATTTGGTGGTGCGGCTGGTGGTGGTAAATCAGCACTTGGTTGTTTATGGCTAATCGAAGGTTGTCAAAATTATCCTGGTTCGCGTTGGTTAATGGGTAGAAGTAAACTAAAAGCGTTAAAAGAAACAACACTAAACACTTTCTTTGAATTATCTTCAATGCTTGATATTAATTCACAATGGATTTACAACAGCCAAAGCGGAATAATACAATTCACCAACGGTTCACAAATAATATTAAAAGATTTATTTCTTTATCCTTCTGATCCAAATTTTGATTCACTTGGTTCACTTGAAATAACTGGTGCATTTATTGACGAATGTAATCAAGTAAATCAAGAATCAGATACAAGTTAAAAGAATTTGATTTAATACCAAAAATATTTGGTTCATGTAATCCAGCTAAGAACTGGACGTACAAACAATTTTACCGACCTTCAAAAAATGGTGATATTGCTGAATATAGGAAGTTCATTCAATCACTACCTAAAGACAATCCACATTTACCACAATCATACATTGAATCATTGAATCAACTAGATGAAGTAAGCAGACAACGTTTATTATTGGGTAACTGGGAATATGACGATGATAAAGCCGCATTAATTTCTTATGATGCGATTATGGACTATTGGAACGGCCAACACGTTGAAGAAGTTGGTTCATCTTATTTAACAATTGACGTTGCAAGGAAAGGAAAAGATAAAACAGTTTACAGAGTTTGGAAAGGTTTTACTATTATTAAACGCGTTCAACTTGGTAAATCATTAATAAATGAAGTTGTGGACCAAGCAAAGGAACTGCAAAGAGAATATAAAATAACTAATTCAAACACAATTGCAGATGAAGATGGTGTTGGTGGTGGTGTTGTTGATTACTTAGGTTGCCAAGGTTTTATTAATAACAGTAAACCAGCACTTGGTGAAAACTATGATAATCTTAAATCACAATGTTCTATTAAAATGGCAAAGCGAATTGAAGCGCGTGAAGTTACTGAAGTTTGTAATGATGCAAGTGTGATTGATTTAGTATCTGAAGAAATGGAACAAATAAAATTAAAAGATATTGATAAAGATGGAAAGCTTGGATTAATGCCAAAGGATAAAATCAAGGCTTTAATAGGGCGTTCACCTGATGATTGGGATTCAATAATGATGCGCGAATACTTTGAATTATTCGGTGCTTTTTATGTTGATTAATTAATTCAAAAAAAGTATTAACTTTGTAAAAAGATTTTTTTAATGGGTATTTTTTCAAATTGGTTTGGCGATAAAACAGAAAAGCCTGAAATTTCAGTTTATCAAATAGGTTCTTCATTTGACATTGGCAAAACAGAAGGTGTTATTAATAATGCTTATACTGGCAATGGTGATGTTTATTCAATTATAAAAAAGATTGCCGACAATGCAAAACACATTCCGCGTGAATTATGGAAAAAAGAAGGTGATGAATGGGTTCAAGTAATGGATGGTGATTTGTGGCAAATTGTAACACAACAACCAAACGACCAACAAAACATTCACGATTTCGTTGAACAATCAATTACAAATCTTTTAACAAAAGGAAACACATTCAGAAGAGGAAGAAAAACACCAGGATTTGGTGAAGCGTTCCAAGAAATTATAACAGTCAATAATGATATTATTACTATTGATTGCATGATTGAAGATTTTAATTACGTACCTAAACAATATAAATTGGAACTTGGATCAAGTAAATTGATTATTCCAGTTGAAGAAATGGACCACGTTAAATTTTACAATCCTTCACAACATGGATTCAATACTTGTTTAGGCCTTTCACCTTTACAAGCTGGATTGCTTTCTTTAGTTGCTTCAAATGATAATAAAACCGCGCAATCTGTTTTGGTAAGAAACCAAGGTGTAAGAGGTTTAATAACTTCACGTTCTGATAGAGCGCAAACACTTGAAGAAAGAAACCAAATCCAACAAGCGGCTGATTCGCGTATGATGGGCGCAAGTAAATTTGGAAAAGCAATTGCAACTTCAGCAAATGTTGATTTCATTCAAATGGGAATGGATGCAACACAGTTAAAAATAATTGAAAGCGCGGTTATGAAGTTACGAGACCTTTGTAATCTATACGGTGTTGATAGTTCATTGTTTAATGATCCAGCAAATAAAACTTATAACAATAGAAAGGAAGCTGAAAAAGCAATGTTTACGAATGCGGTTATTCCAGTAAACGAAAAAGATATTCACAGTTTAAGCGAATGGTTGCTTCCAGCATGGAATGAAAAAGATAATACAACTTATCAAATAAGACAAAATTTATCTGCTATTCCAGTAATGCACGAAGATGAAGATAAGAAAGCCGCGAAACAAGAAAAGATAAGTAAAATATTTATTAGTATCTTAGAAGCGCAAATTTCAACAGAACAAAAAGTGTTTTCGTTAATGCGTTCGTTGGATTTGTCAGAAGATGAAGCAAAAGAAATTGTTGGAAATGAAACACAAGAAATTAACGGAACAACAGATTGAAAAGTTAAAGAAAGCAAAGATTAAAACTTTGGCTGAAAATAAACTTGTAAAGAAATGAAAGTAATCGGAAAAACATTCACAACTAAAAAAGAAGAACTTGATTATCTTGTTAAGCACAAGAAAGAAATAATTGAGTTTAAAAAATCGGTTGTTAAACATACTTTGCCAACTAGAACTGAAGAAACAAATTCAACCGTTGCAAAAGCACTTTCAACTTCAAAAGAGCATGATACAGATTCAGTTATTAAAAGAACTGTAATAGGTAACACTTATAACTGGCTTGATTCGCATGGTGATGTTCACCTTGATGGAACATTTGGAAAATCAATTTCAGAACGTCAGAACAAGATTTGGCACTTGCACGACCATGAACAAAAGATAACTGCAAAGGTTGGCGTTCCTTCAAAGATTTATGAAGAAAGTGTTTCCTGGTCTGACTTGGGAATTTCTAAAGCTGGAACAACAACCGCTTTAATGATGGATTCAGATATTAGAAAAGATTATAATGGTCTTATATTTCAAGAATACAAAGACGGGAATATTGATCAACATTCTGTTGGGATGTATTACGTGAAAGTAGATTTTGCAGTTAATGATGCAGACTATAAAGACGAATATAAAGTTTGGAAAGATAACATTGACAAGATAGGAAACAAAGAAAAAGCTGAAGAACTTGGTTATTTCTATGCAGTCAAAGAAGCAAAGCTTGTTGAAATTAGTGCAGTGCTACAAGGTAGTAACGAACTAACACCAACAGTTGAAGCCAAAGATATTGAGCCGATTAACTTCACTCAAAACAACGAGCCGCTAAAAAGCACTCAAAACAAGAATAACAATTTAAGAAACAATTTATTAATTTAAAAAACAAACAAAAATGTTTACAAAAAAAACCGCTGAAGAAATCAGCAATTTAAGTGAAGTTGAATTAAACGACTATCACACCGCTTTAGAAAAGCACAGAGAAGAAAAAGAAACTGAATTGAATAAAACAATTTCAGAAAAAGCAAGTGCAACAGATGTTGAAGCACTTAAAGCAATCGTTGAAGATTTAAAAGCTTCTGAATTTGAAGCAATGAAATCAACATTGAAGGCACAAGGTAAAGAAATGGCAAAGCTTGTTGAACAAGTTGAAACTTCAACTGCAAAAGAATCTGTTTCATTTACAATGGCAGTTCTTAAAGGATTGAAAGAAAACGAAAGCAATCTTAAAGATGTTTTGAAAAATGGAAGTGGAACGGTAAAGTTAGAAATCAAAGCTTCACAAGATGCTTCTGATATTACTTCAGGTACTGATTTTGCAACAATGGAAGCTGGTGTTGGACAAATAGCAACAAGACAAGCTTTAATGAAATCTTTATTTCCAGTTCAAGCAATTTCAACTGAATATTTAAAGTACAATGATCAAGAAACAATTGTTCGTGATGCAAAAAATGTTGCTGGTTGTGCGGCTTCAACACACAATTCAAAAGTAACTTGGCAAGTTAGAACATTGCAAATTACAAAAGTTCGTGATTATGTTGATGTTTGTGTTGACATGATGGAAGATTATGATTTTGTTGAGGGTGAAATTAGAAACCTTGTTTCAACTGATGTTGCTTTAAAAGTAGATTCACAACTTCTTTTAGGTACTGGCGTTTATCCTGAAACAAATTCAGTTGCGGCAGTTGCTTCAACATTTGCGGCTGGTGATTATGCACTTTCAATACAAGATGCAACATTGGTTGATTTAATTAAAGTTGCTGGTGCGCAAATTTCAGATTTCGGACAAAACAACAAATTCATGGCAAACACTGTTTTATTAAATCCAGTTGATGCTTGTAAAATGCAACTTTTAAAAGATGCTGATGGTAATTACATGATTCCTAATTGGATTACTTCAGATGGTGTTAATATTGGAGCAATGCGAGTTATTGCAAATCAATTAATTCCAGCTGATGAAGCTTACATTTTTGATTCATCAAAAGGAACTATTTTCCAAAGAAGAGGTGCAACAGTTGAAATGGCTTTTGAAAACCGCGAAAACTTTGAAAAAGAGTTGGTAACTGTTAAAGCTTACGAAAGATTAAACTTTAGAGTTCGTAATGTAGATGCAAACGCATTTATGCACGTTCCAAGTATAGCAACAGCAGTTGCGGCAATCTTGAAGCCTTAATAACAATTAAGTTTTATAATCGCGCGCTTCCTTCGGGTTGCGCGCTTTTATAGGTATAAACAATCACATTATGGTAAAGCTAGTATTAAAAGTAAAACACAGAACATTAGGTGAAGCGGGTTCAACATTTGAGATTCCTGAAGAAAATGTTTCAGCTTGGATTGAATCAGGTAAAGCAAAACTTTATTCTGAAGATAAGCCAAAGAAAGAACCAAAAAAAAAAGGTTCGAAAAAGTAACAAAATTAATTAATTACATACTAAAAAAGTAATGGCAATTTTACAAGAATCAGATTTTACAGAAGATCCAATTTTCAACATTGCATTAACAGAACAAGCTGAATGTGAACTTGAAACAATGATTGCTGATGTTGAACAAAACACTTTGCAAGATTTACTTGGTTGTGATTTGTACACATTGTTTATTGCTGATTTATCTGTTGGAACACCACAAACACCACAAACGCAAATCTATATTGATATTTTTGAACCGTTTTGTTTTGATCACGAATTATGCGGACCACAAAAAAGTAAAGGAATAATTGATATGCTGAAAGGTTTGGTTTACTTTGAATGGCACAGATACAACCAAAACAAATCAACTTCAACTGGAATTGTTCGCGGTGATTCTGAAAATTCAAATCTTGTTTCCGCTGAAGCTTTTGGTATGTATGACAAGTATAACAGAGCAATTGAAACTTATCGTTCAATACAACAATACATTTACGACAATTCACCAGTTTATCCTGATTTCGCTGGTGTTAGAAAACTTTATAATTCTGCAATATGAGCGCACCAATAACAATAACATTTCAATTTGGCGATGGAACAACACATGATGCAAGTGTTTCAGAAGCGAGTATTTCACAAGCTATTTGTTACAAATATGGTTGGAGTATTGCACCAATTATTGCGGGGCTAGACCAGGACCCAACTTATACAATTGAGGTTTCAAATAATAATGTAGATTTCTATCCTTATGATACACCAGTTGTTGATGCTGATATTGCGCAACCTTTTGATGATGTTCATCTTGATTGGCTGTATATTAGAATAAATTACAATGCACAGACTAACACAACTGGAACTGTTGAATTTCCTTTAATACTTAAATAATAGATGAGCTTACCAGTTATACACCTAGACAGACCAAACCAAGCCGCGTTTACAGGCTGGAGTGGTGAAGCGGTTAATTATGCGGGCTTGCCAAGTGCAGCTTCTGTTGATGGGCAATTTTGGATGGTGTTAAATGCAAGCGGTTCAAGATTTCTATTCACTTACAAAGCTTCAGGTTTATATTTATCTGAAAGTGGTTCATGGAGAAAAATAAACAATGCGCAACTGTTACTGAATGATGATCAATTTTCAGTTTACAATGCAGCGGACAATACAAAACAAATTTCTTTTGATGTAAGTGCAATTTCAACTGCAACAAAAAGAACTGCAACTTGGCCAAACAAAGATGGTGTTGTTGCTTTTACGTCTGATATTGTAGATTTAAAATTCAATGTTGATTTAGACAGTGCAGAAAGTTCAGTTACTAGAGTTTTCGCTGGTGGTCGTACTACTTTTACGGTAACCCACAACTTAAATACTTTAGATATAAAGCCCGAAGTATTTA